CCTTGGACAAGCCGCCCTGCTTGATCTGATTGAATGGAACGCCCGTCGCGGCCTCGATGTTTCGAATGATATCGTCCCGGGCCATCGTAGAGGGCGATGGAGCCTCGAAACGTCCCGGTACGCGGGTGGGCGCGGACGTACTACGAACCCCGGTTGTGTCCGGTTTCGGAGCGGCGCCACCACCGACATTCTGCCCAAGGATATAAGACGCATACCTGTTCGTTCTCGCACCCCAGTTCTTTGGATCGAGTCCGCCGTGGTAATACTTCAGCGCCGTCTCTACATTACCGCCAGAGCGCTTCAGATTCTCCGCCAGAAGGCGCGCGCCTGCGTCGATGTTCTGCGCCGGGTCGAATGCGTTACTGACGCCGTAAGCCTTTTGGATGGACGGCATGAGTTGCATAAGGCCCTGCGCGCCGACTTCGCTGACTGCGTTTGGGTTGAACCGGCTTTCCCCGGATATGACCTTTGCGATGAGCTCAGCAGAAACGCCGTGCTTCTTCGCGCTGGCCTCGATAAGCTCGCGGTAGGCAGCGGCTTTACCGCCCAAGGAGCCGCCCGAACCGGACTGCATGGGGGCTAGGCTCACCGAAGGAGCGATTGCGCCCGGGGATTGTGTTTGACCGCGCGCCAGGCCTGCGCCCGCAACCGGAACCTCCCCGAACCGGGGGTGTGGCGCTGCAACCGTGCCGCCTGCGCCTCCGCGAAGGCCCGAGGCTGATCCGGCCATGCCTGCCCAAGCGGCCCACGCCTCGCGCTCATCGACGGCGTTTGCGAAGGCCATGACGGCGTTTGAGAACAGATTGGCTGCACGCTCCTGCTGGATGATCTGGCCGCGCGTTTCTTCCTGCTCTTTGTTGATCGCGGCCATCTGCTTGTCGGTCAACTTCTTCTGGCGAGCTTCGCTGGCCTCAGAGGTCTCCTTCATCGTCTTGGCGAACATTTCGTCAACCTGAACGAACACGCCTTCTTGGTTCGGGTTCTTGATCGACTCCTTAATGTTCTTCCAGAGGTTGACAAAGAAGTCATACAGGTATCGTCCAATCTCAACGATTGCCTTGACGGACTTGTTGACGATTTTTGCGAGTCCTTCCAGAATGTTACCGAACACTTCAAGCGCTGGAGTGAGAACGTCCGCCAAAGTCTGGCGGGCCTCGCGCATCTGCTCATCGACAACGGCCATCGACTTGCGGAAGTTCTCCATGCCCTTCTCGGCCTTCTGACGTGCCTGAACTTCGCCTTGAGTTAGCGCCGAGCTTCGCCCCTGAGCAATGGCGTACTCTCGGAGGGCGCGCGCTTGGTCGATGGTCAGTCCATTGACCACGCCCATGGCAATCGCGGCTTGCTCCGACGATGCGCGCATCTTATCCATCATCTGGTTGATGGCTTCTGTCGTACTCGTCAGTTCTCCGCCAGAGCCGCGAGGCGATACTCCGGCCATCCGCAAGCCGATGGACTCGCGGTTGTTCATGTTCGGGTTGATCTGGGCTGACTTCAGCTTCTCGGCAATCGTCTCGATGGCGCCGCGCGCAGATTCGGACCCTACGCGACCGCCAGAGCCTTGAGCAAATTTGCGCTGGATGTCCTCCACTCCGACAAGCGACATGCCCGTCTTCTGCGACGTGGCGCGCTGGGCATCGTACTCCCGAAGGTTCGCGGTGACGAGCTTTACGGCCCCTGCAATGGCCATGATCGCTGCTGCCGCGATGTAGGCTTGCGGAGGAAGTTTGCCTATGACGGAGCCAAGATGCTCAAACTTACCGATGGCTTGACTTACCCCAGGGATGGAATCGCTTGCGATATCCTTGAGGCTCTTCTTTGCGTCGTCGCCAGTCTTCGCGGTCGCCTTGACTTTCTTCTGAAGGTCTTCCAAGCGCTTGACGCTATCACGCGTCTCTACGATGTACTGAAGGACGAATTTGTCTATCGAGTCGGCCATGCGTTTTCCAGAATTTGCTATCTATGCCTAGCGCTATGCATGGCCGATTAAGGGCGCGAAGCCCTGGTGCGGTCAGTCGCCGGATTCGGGCGTTGGCTCGGGCGCCCTTTCGCCCATGGTCGATTCCAGCGCTGGCCCGATGAGCTTGGTGGCTTGGGCGATGAATGCCACGGCCAACTCGCCACCGACACTTTCCCAGTATCCGGGTCGGTCCGCGTGCGTGTCAGGATCGATGCCGTTGTGAAGGAGGACTGCGCGGAAAACCTTGTCCACCGCTTCCCACGATTGGAGGTGGCTTTCGACAACCGCGCCGGTGCTGATCGGAAGCCGCGCATCGCCGATGATCACTGACGCATACGACAGAACCTCCAGCGTATAGGAGCGGCGAATCTGCTTGTCGTTGGTGGAGACGAATTCGAGGTATCGATGCTGGATATCCCAGCCGTCCATCGCAGCGAAGCGGCTGAGGGCGATGTGGCGCTGTTCGCCGTTTTCGAGGTCGATTGGAAGAATCGGTTGTTCTGCGTTGGTCATTTTAGAATCCAAGGGAGGTGGACACTCGATTGTAGAGGGCGGTGACGCTTGAGGTCAAGCTCACGGGCGTTTGAATTCGAACGCCGCGCGTTGGCTGATCGGATGGCTGAGCCGGGTCGTAGTCCGTGTTCTCGCCGGGCGGCGTTGCCTGTTCCATCTCCATGGTGATTGCCGTGGCCGACAGGTTGTCGGGCGTTTGCGTTAGCTCCAGCGATACCATCACCATTGACGTGCTGATGATCGATTTGGACGTAACCTCAAACGTAAGCGTTGGATCGCGGAACGACTTGATGATACTCTCTGTCGTGGAAGGATCGGGCGACCAGAACGTCAATTTCAGATGGCTTGGCTTGATGATCTTGCCGGTCCGCAGGTCGCCCTCCAAGAGCTTTGTGTAAGTGGACGTTTCGTTCACCTGCACATTGGACAGCGGCACTGTTGCGTTCTCGGAGTCCAGCGATATCTCGACCGATCTGACCTTTAGCTTTGGCCATCGGACGGCCTTGGTCATCTCGTCAACGATCTTTATCGACGGGGTGCTGAGCAGCGACTGGATGGGAAGAGACGGCATCGCTCAAAGACCAATCGAGCGCCCGACAGATTCCGTCGCGCGGTTGAACAAGTCGGAGACAGATTGCGTCACCGTCTGAGTGGCGGACTGCGCAGCGTCCCGGATCGAGGCGATGCCGCGATCTAGCAGCGAGCCATCCGCTGGCTGGGCGGTGATGGCCTGTTGACCTCCTTGAAGGAGGACTTGCTGAAACGCAATCCGCGTTGGCGTAGACGAAAGATTATCGGGCGTCTGCTGCATCGAATCATACATCAGCATGAGGTCGTCAAAAATCAGACCTTTGCTTGTGACACGGTAAAGGGAAGATCGGTCATTCAAAACCGACAAAACATCACTTGCGACATTTAGGTCCGGGCAGATCATGTGCACCTCCATGATGAACGGAAGTATGACCCGAGAGTCAACGATGGACGTTCCATCCTCGCGCATGTGTCGCATGGCGGTGGAGGAAAGGCTGATCTTCGTGTTCAGCACTTTTACCTTGGAGAGAACGTTGATGCCGCGAGTCTTGTTGTAGACTCGAAAGGCGGACGTACTCAGCAGGTTTGAGATCGGAAGGGACGGCATCAGAGCGCCCCTAGAATGTTCTGGCCTATGGTTAGGGCGGTCTGGAGCCCGCTTTGCATCCCGGCGAACGATCCGAACGCGAAGGTGTACGTGTTGCCTTTCTTTCGTCCGGTCTGGACAACGCTGTCCGCCATCGGGCCTTTGAGTATGGTGCCTTCGGTGAACACCACCCTTCCGTTGCCAGGATAGGTGACGATCATCGAGGTGATATCATCAACCGGGAAGAGCGAGCGCGAGCCCTTCTTGGCTTGAAGGAGCATGCGCAAGTTCATATCGTCATCGCTGCCCGGGATGACGGATACGTTGACCATGATCGGCGCGGCCTTCTCGAATGCGTACAGACTTCCATCGTACAACATCTCAAAGTCGCTAGGCTGCGTATCCTCGATGGCAATCGGATCAACGTCATCAGCGAATTCGGTCAAAGTGAATCCCATAGGGAAAGTCTGGATGGCCAGAACCGTCGCCTTTGTCCCGAAGCCGCTGATGTTGAACATGCCGCGCCTTGGCCCTTACTTCTTCACAGCCGTAGCCTTGGCCGGGGCCGCTTCGGGCTGTTCCTTCGTGTCCTTTTCAGCGTCGGTCGCAGCCTTCGAATCGGCGTCGGCCTTCTCCTTGGCCAAAGCATCCTCTTCGGCCTTCTTGGCATCGGCATCGGCCTTTGCCTTCGCGTCAGCGTCCGCCTTGGCCTTGGCGGCCTCATCGGCCTTCTTGGCGGCTTCAGCGGCTTCGGCCTCCTTGGCCTTCTGCGCATCCGAGCCGGGCAGCGGGATGGCGGTGGCAGGCGCGAACTCTTGTTCGCCGTTGGGCTTGATGTTCATCACGCCGTTGTTGAACTGGATTTTCATGATTGGTTGCTCACCGTTAGTTGCCCGTAGACCGTGAGGATTTGGGCGTTGTAAAAGAACGTATCGCCTCTGATGTCAATCGTGATCGACTCAACGCTGATAACGTCAGGCACGGTCTGGATCGCATCCACGAGGGACTTCCGGGCGGCATCGACATCACGGTGTGCGGTGAAGATGGTGCCGAAGTAATCGACCCCGTTCAGCACGTTGTAGATGTCTTCAGTAACGCGCATCAGCGTTTTGTGAAGGACGTTCTGGGCGCACGCCGCCGCGCCCGTGATGATGACCAGGTTCCGGCCATCGGCCAGAAAAAGGTCGTTGTTGTTATCCGTTTGGATGGTGGCCGTACTCATGCCGCGACACCCTGTCTCGCCATCTCGGCGTATTCGGCATACTCATCTTTGTCCAGGTATAGGAGCGAGACGGACGAACCAAAGTTAGTCCAGTCCGGATCGCCGTCAAAAATGAAGTTGCCAAAGTCGGGATCGTGCATGTAGTCATACGGCATCAGAGGCTCACCGCTATAACACCGAACCCCTCTGATGACGTCTTCGCCATTCCTTTTAACGTCCGCGCACATGTGAGTGATCGCTTGGAACACCCTGATCTGCCAGAATGCTCCATCGACGTTGAAGGAAATGGCCTGGTTCGGGACGGCCACCAAAGGGATTTGCTGCACGTCAGATTACGCCGTTTGCGGCGGACCCGAACGCGAAACCTCTTCGAAGCGAAAGCGGTAGGTGTTCGTCTTGAAGCGGCCCGCGCTCGCGATGCGCTTTGTGAACGGACCCGTCACCACGACACCCGAAGCCATCGTGACCTGCTCGCCCGAAGGATAGGTCATTGCGATGTTGATCAGATCGCGGGCGCCGCGCTTCTTGTAGCCAACGCGGTTGGCCTCCACCAGCGCTTGCAGGTTCATATCTCCTTCGCTGTTCGGAATGACCGCGAAAGTGATTTCCAAACCTTGAGGGCGCGACCAGACGACCATGTTGCCGTTCAGGCCATAGGCGGTGTCGGCCAACTCCAGATCGGGGCTGTCCAGCGGGTCCACATCGTCTGCGAACTCGGTGATGACGAATCCGTTCGGAAAGCTGCTGGACGCAACGATGTTTGCGCTCAACCCGAAGCCGGAAATGTTCTGCATAGTCTAACTCCTATTGTCCAAGATTATAGAGGCCACCCCTTGCCAACTCTAGTGGCTCGGGGTGGCAGGCGGCTTAGATCAGGATATCCTGGCCATCAACGAAGCGGATAGCGTCGTCCTTGGAGTAGATAAGCTGGTAGGTCGCCTTGTATTCCTTCAGCTTCGTGTTCTGGTTGACGTAGCTGGAGAAGCCCACCGTGATCCAGTAGCCGATGGTTTGAACTTGGCGCCATGCCATCGGGTCGCCGCTGATGCGGTTGATGTACTGCTTCTGGATTTCGTCCAGCAGCTTGCCCGGGCTGATGACGCCGTTGTTCTTGGCCTTGGTGATGACCGATTGAACGAGCGACAGAATCATGGCCTGGCCGATTTCGTTGGCCGGCACGATTGGCACGTTCAGGAACAGCGAGAGAATCTGCTGGGTGATCGTCGCCTTCAGCCAGATTTCGTTGGAGTAGGTGTTCATGTCCACCGCGTCCTGCGAGCCGCCCATCAGGATGCCGCGCTGATAGAAGGCCAGTTGTTGGCCTGCCGATTGCGTGACGCCGATATAGTTGGCGCGGATCGAGTCCATCTGGTCGGCCAGCGCGTCCGTGCTCACCGTCACCTTGCGGGTCGGGAACTGGTAGAACATAAAGTTCTGCGTGGAGTTCACCTGGTTGTAGTTCGTCGCCGCGAGGATTTCGCACGGCGATTGCTCGATGAAGTCCGGGCCGGAATCTGGTTGGATGTTGAGCGCGGCACCGCTCAGGCCGATTATCGCAGCCGAGATGGCGCCCGCATCCGTCATCTTCGCGGCCAGCGAATAGATGTACATGTTGTTCTGCGTGTCATTCCACGTGGCGATTGCCGTGATGTCGGCAATCGTCAAAGGAGTGGATGGCGTGCACAGGACGAACGAGCCGAAGTTGTTGCTGATGTCGGCAGATTTGGCCACGGCCTGATCCGGCGTATCGGCGGCTTGGCCCGGGACGGTAACGGCCTGAGCGGTCGTCCAGCCGAGCGCGACGGACATGTCATCGGCGGTTCCGGTGGCCACGGGGACGATGGTGCCCGAGCCGGTGACGGTGCCCGTCAACACGAACTGGTTGGTGTTCGTGTTGTAGGTCACCGTCGCGGTCACCAGTTGCGGATTCGCGTTGAGTCGCAGAGCCGCCTGAACCTTCGCGGCCACGTCCGTCAGGGTCGCCGAGGCGCTGACGTTGATTGCCGGGATATCGACGGTGGTGGCGCCGATCAGAAGCTGGAGCGTGCCAGCCGCGAAGCCGCTGAAGCTGCCGATGGCCTTGGGCAACGCATCGCCGACTACCATTGGTGCGATGGCGGTATTCACCCAGCGAGCGAAGCTGATGAGCGTCGGCGACTGGATCGACTTGCTGACGAAGCCGAAGTAGGCCTGCGCGCGCTTGTACTCTTCCGAGTTTGCGCCGAAGAAGGCGCCAACGGCGTCTGCCGTGCCGAACTCCGCAACGATCCCCGGGGCCAGAACAGTATTCTGGGTGATGAGTCGCATGATGAGTTGGCGTTCAGCGACGGTTGCCCCGGCGCCCACACCGGAGACGATTCGCACGTAACGGTTCTGATTGATCACTTCTAGCTCCTTTAACTAACTTTGCTGTTGACCGACTGCCACATGTGGGCGGTATCGATGAGAGGCTTATCGAAACCTTTGCCCTTGATGGTGGAAGGCGCGTTCTTTTGCCAGCCACCATCTCTGATGCTCTTTGCGATCAAGCCAGACATGAACTCGCCGAGTTGGCCGAGTGCTTTGTCTTGAGTGATCTGTCCGTTGATGACGCGTCGCGCTATACGATCCTGAACGGCGCTGCGTTGCTGTTCGAAGTCCGCAGCGGCCTTGCGCATGAACGCGCGCGCCGGGATTTCGATCTTCACATCGCCGTGCTCGATGGTGGCGCCCGTCTCCTGGATGCGCGCGATCTTGGCCACGGGAATTCCCGATGGGTAGCGGTCCGATTCGAACCACCCCGCTTCGACCTTCTTGTTGCCGGCCTTCTTCAGCGTAGCGATGTGCTGGGCGATCATGCTGGAGCTTGATTTTGTCGCCATCAGTCCACCACATGAACGTCCGCATCGACTCGCATGATGCGGTCGATGACGTTATCGAGAGTCTTGATGTGGGTTAGAACCACGTCGAAACTCGGATGGGCCTCGAATCTGATTTTGTCATCTTCGAAGTACGGATTGCGAACCTCAGTGGCGCGCTCCAGGCCGACATTCTTGCGGATGAACTCTCGCGCAACGAATCGGCTGTTCATGTGCAGGCGAATCCGGTTGGCGATGTCGGATGCGGTAGGCGCCGTGACGTCCATCGGATTCTCTTGCTTGAGCGCGCTGATCTGGAAGGTGGAGCGCGTCCACTGCTGTTCGACTTCCACGAACTGCTGGATGTCTTCGTCATAGACAAGTTTCGTCTTGGCGAAGCCATATGGAACGTCAAAAAGGTGCTCGAAAAATATCGTTCCCTTATCCGGTACGCCTTCCTGATGCGGCTGATCCTTTTGGACAACGAGGAAGTCCCAGCCCGCGTTTGCCACGGCTAGGTCAAGCTGCTCCGAGAGCAGAATCTTCAACTCGTTATCAAGCATTCGGGTCGCCAGTAAACGGTCCAACGTCAGCGGCTATGCAACTTGCCCAGCCATCTTGCACGAACCAGTCTGTCTGGCTATTGATCTGATAAAGCCGCCCGTTCCAAACCACCTTGTCGCCTGCCGTATCACGGGCCAGATCGAAGAAGTCCACGGGCGCGAAAAACTTGATGTATTGCTTCTGAAGCTCCAACCCGAACTGCTTGTATACGCTTCGCGGCACCGACTGAACGGACGCCTTGATCGTCACCGCAGGAGCGTAGTCGGATATCCATTGCTTGACAGCATTAAGAGTACGACCATTCCAACGGTAATATTGGATAGTCGTAGGCTTAATGAGCTTGATCGCGCGCCTGAATAGGTTTGACCCCGGCGTGGTCACAAGAACACCCCTCCGATCTTACGGAAGCCGGTGCGCTCGGGCAAGCCACCGATTGCGAAGCCGCCCACCGCGAGCAGGCCAAGGAGAGCCCACAGCTGTTGCCCGTAAGGCGTCTGAGCAAGCCAGAACTGCCAGCCGTCTGTCGCTGGCGGAGCCATGCGGGAAACGCTGATTTCCCCGATGTGCGAGGACGTTTCGTAGCCGCCTGCGGAGGCGGAGCCGCCCGAGCCTCCTGGGGTCGAACCATCGCCTTGGGCTTGGGTCGAAAGGGCCAGCAGGTGGGCCGTAAGCATGTTCAGGATGGCTTGCCGCTGCTTCCCCGATACGGAGCCGCAGGGGCAACCTTCCGTGCTGACGAACACCGTCGCAAGGTCCCAGTACATTTCCAGCATCGCATCCGGGTACTTCGTCTTGTCGGCGAATTCGGGATACATCAACCGGAAGGCTGAGGGATCGAAGTTCATTGCGACGGCCTTGTGGTTAGATGCGGAAGCCTGTTTCTTGCTCGACTTGCATCGGGGTCTTCATCTTGACCTTGAGCTTGAACGTGTCCGGCGTGAGTTGCGCGTGCGCGTCCACACGGTTCATGGACGAGACTTCGCGCTTGACCAGCTTGTGGTTCTCGGTGATGTCGTGATTGACGACTTTGACGTAGCCACCGGCCAGATGCTTCTTGAAGAGCGGGTGATCTTTCAGCAGGTCATACTGCTGGTCGTTCACGGGCGTAACAACGCCTGCGGCGGTCCAGATCGGAGTGCCTTCTGCGTCGCGCTGCATTTCCCCGAAACCGCTGCGAATGGATGGGAGGTGAGCGCCCCCGTGGATGAGAACGCCCGCCTTCTTGCGTGGCAGGTCGCCGATGGTCTCGTAAATGTTGTACGAAACTGCGTTCGTCATCGTGCTCAAAACGTACTTGGTCATGATTGGTGTAGTCCTAGTAATTTACGCTGGCTTCGGCCCCTACAGCCTCGCCAGTCGGTTGTGAGTGGCGGACATCACTAGATATCCGCCACTCGGGATTGGCGTTGGTTAGACGCCTGCGACGCGAACCACGGCCCACGGGCGCTTGCAGAGCACACCTGCCGTGCCGTTGGAATAGTCTTCAACGTATGACTTGGCGCGCTTCTCGACGCCCAGGGTCATGAACTTGGTCTGAACCAGCTGCGCGAACGTTTCGCCGCCGTCCGAAGAGCCATCGATGGAACTGTCGATTTCTTCGGCGAACAGGTAGGCCATCGACAGGGGCGGCGTGCCGCTGACGACATTGCCCATCGACACCACGCGGCAGCGCTTGTACGTCTGGGTAAGCCAGTCGCGAACGCTGATGCCGAAGTCGGTGACCTTCGACAACTGGTCCACCACATCGGTCGGCAGAACCAGGGTGGTGTCCACCTTCTCGGGGTCCACTTGGTCTTGCGACTGGGTGCGGAGCGTCTGGAACATCATTCGGATTTCGCCGGTGATGCCCTGGAAGTTGGACGCGGCCCAGCCGTCAGCGGTGGACGACGAGATTGCGGCAGGCAGGTTCGGATCGTTCAGGAAACCAAACGTGCGGTTGCTGCCAACGTTCCAGCCGAAGAAGCCGATGGCGTTGCGCATGATTTCGAGCGAGACGGCGGCTGCTTGGCGCTTGGTCTCTGCCGAGTTCAGACGCATGGCGGCAGCGCGGCCTTCTTCGAGCAGGCCCACGGCGATGCCCATTTCGCCACGCACGATGGAACGGCGTTCGAAGTTGGTGTTCCAGCTTGCCAGCGGGATGTTGGTGAAGTCGCCGTACTCGCCGGCAGTCGCGGCAGGTTCCACGATGCCCTGCACGATTTCCTGGTCTTCCCAGCTGCCCACGGTCTTGATGCCGATGATGTCATCGATCTTGCGCGCAGCGGTCATGACCTTCACGAAGCCGGGGAGCCACGTTTGCAGGAACTGCAGCGGGGTCGGAACGCTGGCCTGGGTGATCGGAGCGGTGAACGCCGAGTCCATGCCGGACGATTGAAACGCGCCTGCACGGGCCAGAGCGTTGATCTGCTCGGACACGGTGGCGTGGTCGAACACGATGCCGATGCGCGCGAGGGTCTTCAC